TTTCTTCTTCTATAACTTCTTCTTCTTCCTCAATAAGTTCTTCAATAAGTTCTTCCTCCGATTCCTCTGCATACGCAAGTTCTTCTTCAATAATTGCCTCTTCCTCAAACCACTCCTCCACTTCTTCAATAAATGTTTCTTGAAATACAAACTCTTCAATCATTAAATCTTCAACAGGTAAAAAGACTTCTTCTTCTCTTATAAATGGAAGAGGTTCTATAAATTCATCAAGTGGTTGTAGCTGTTCAAAGATTATTTCTTCTGTAAATATTAACTCAGACTCTTCAAAAAAATCAAATTCAAATACATATTCTTCAAAAACTTCAGGTTCTTCAAAAGTGTCATACATGTCATACTCTTCTTGATAACCATAATCAAAGTCTTCTTCAAAGTAAGCTACTGAATTTTCTTGTCTATAACCTTGACAGAATGGTGCATATTGTGGGTCTAAATCACATTGTAGGTCATCATAAGCATCCCAATAGTAAGGACATGATTCAGAATATAACTGGTCTATATCACATTGTTGTGCTTGATATGCATCAGCATAACCTGTACAACTTGTATCATTTAAAGGATTACTACAGTCTATTGGTGCATAATATAAAGAACCACCATTTTCTAAGTCATCGTTTTTATCGGAGTTATTCCAGTCATAATTGTAACAACTTGAAGTATTGGTAGTTCCTGTATTACATTCATCGTGATAATAATAAGTGTATATTTCATTTGATTTACCTTGCTCACCAATTAGAACATCATGCTTGATAATATCTAACTCACCATATCTAAACTCATAAGAGTCATTAGTCCAAAGTATAACCTCAAAACTATTATCAGATGCACGATTATATTCACGCATATCATACCAACCAAAGACTGCTTTATCATTAAAGTTTTTGGCTAACATTTTAGAGTTACCATCTCTAATAAGGTCAGTCCAAAATGGAAAAAGAGTATAGTTATATTGTGGAAGTGGGTCAGGTGTATAATCTCCACAGTAATTATTATAATTTATATTACCTGTACCTAACCCAAAGTGAAGACATCCGTTAGTAGCCATACGAGCAGATGTAAAAGATTCTCCATAGAAATCAAAAGTAAAATCTAAATTAAAAGCAGATGAAAGCTGGTCATCTCCAGAGTTTAAATTGGTTGTACCTGATTGATTGGTAAGGTCTATTAAAGACTGACTGCCTTCGTAAATATACTGACTAAAGACATTAAGACTTAAAAGACACGCTACTGCGTAGCATAAAATTCTTTTTTGCATTGTCTTTTAGTTTTAGTTTTAGCTGTGTAGGTTTTTTTTACTAACCCAACTACATCTTTATTTATGTTATCCCTGTTAGGATTATCATCGTCAGTACATTCTTTTATAAAAAATTTTAATTGTTCTTTAGCATCAGGTCTTTTAGATTTATTTTCTGACCAAGCGTTAGCAGCTTCTTTACCTATTTTACCTTGATAAGGACAAGGAGTACCTGCCATTTCCATAGCTTTAAATACTCTGGGGTCTTGACATAATATTGAAACTGAAGCTACTTTCATACCGGTATCGTAAAGATACTTGGAAAGTTTTAAGCGTTCACAATTAGTATCAGTAACTGTTCTTCCTGTAGATATACCAAATACTTGTCCTTGATAAGCACCAGAACGACCAACAGTACAAAGGTCTTGGGAGTAAGACATAATACTAGGTGCTATAGCAGAAGCAGGAGGTGCTTTACTTTTTATTTCTTGTCTTATTGTTTGTGTTGAGTTAGACTCGTTAATATTTCTATTAGTATTATCAGATGTTGTATTGTTATTATTGTTGTTAGTATTATTAGTAGTAACATTAGAATCTGAAGTAGACTTATTAATATTTGTATTATTATTAGTATTTGTATTATTACTAGTAGAATTACTATTATTATTTACATTTTGATTTACTGTAGAGTTTACAGTAGAGTTAGATGTAGTTGTGTTAATATTGTTGTTAGTATTGGTATTAGTACTGGTAGATGTGGAAGTATTAGTATTATTGTTTGTGTTAGTTGATGTATTAACATTGGTATTATTATTGGTATTAGTATTTGTATTAGTATTTGTGTTAGTATTAGTATTGGTATTTGTATTAGTATTAGTATTATTATTAGTATTATTATTAGTGTTAGTATTTGTAGTAGTTGTATTATTAGTAGTAGTTAAATTATTATCTTCACAATACTGTGTACCAGCATCACAATCATCTGCACTTGCAGCAAACGATAATCCCATTAAAAATAATATAAGTAATGGTCCAAAAAAATTTTTATTTATTTCTCCCTTCGACATTTTATCTCCTTTATTTGTCTCCTGCTGGTTTTTTAGATGTGCTAGTATACAGACCAAACCAAGCTGCTCCAGCTCCTACAACAACAGATATTAAACCTGATTGTTCCATAGTAGGTTCTGGTAAATCCATATACCAAAAAACTACATAGTATAATAAATACATATATATACTAAGAAAAGCTCTAGGTATTAATCTCCAACTATCTACTGCTTGTGCAACAAATATAAATTTTTGATAAGGATTATCATTTTTTGTATCTTCTAATTCTCTTATCCTATCTTTTAATTCTGACTTCTCTTGAAGTAATTGCATAAATTTATTAAGGTCTATTTCTACCTCATTTCTATCCATGTCACCACTAAAGCCACCCATCATATTATTTTGCATTTTATTTTCCTTTTGCTAAACTTCCACCGAAGTACATTCCTATTATAGCTGATACTAAATTAGTATCAAGCTGTGTTATTACTAAACCTTCAAATGTTATCCATTCAAAAACTTCTCTACCTTCTCTAAAAAACATAAAGCCCGGATTCCAATTAGTATATCCTATTGTAACAGCTACATCAGGATAATATACAGCAACTAATTTAGGAAATAAAACTATAGCAAATATAGATGTTAATGCTATAATTCTTCTAGTCCAAGCAAATCCTTTATCTGCTTGTCCAGCTTCAATAGATTGCTTTTTAGCTTTCATTTCAAACTCACCACGAGCTATTAATAATTTTTGTGCTTCAGCTTTAGCTTTTCTACTTTCTGCCCACACACTCATTAATCCACCTAATACAGTAGATGCTAACATAGTTATTATTTCAAATGGAAATCCCATTATATTATTCCTTTTCTAAAGTTAATGTAGTTTCTAACATTTCATCAATAGAATGTAGTACCCATTCAGGAACATCATCTACTAATATATCTTCTTGTTCAGCTTTTTCTAAATGTAAAGTAATTAAATCTTCATATAAACTTCTAAATTGTTCTCTAGTTATCCAAGGTTCTCCACATTTAGTTCTAGCTTTACAATCTAATCTATATGCTTTATCTAAATCTGTTTCTAAGTAGAGCAGCATTCTAAAACCATTCTTTGTAGCTCTTGACTTCTTCTACCTACTTGTGAATACCACCTACTATTTTCCATTTCAGCAGCCATTTGTTCCCAATTATGTTCTCTACAAGCTCTTAACATATTTTTAAATTTAGAAAATCTAGTGCCTCCTAAATTAAAACACATATTAACTAATACTCTTTGTATAGGTTCTGGTAAATTTTTAAAGTCTTCATAACTACCATATACATGCACAGTTTCTTGATAATGTTTTTGAAAGTCTTGCTTATAATACATATTAACAACTTCTTGAGATACTTTAGTTCCTACTTTCCAAGAATATTCAGGGTCTTCAGGCTGACAAAGATGTCCAATACCTAAAGTTTTATAACCTAAACTATCTTCATATATTTCTAAAACTTCACCTTCGTGTCTTTTTATTTCAGCTTTGCATAATTCTATGTTCATATATTAGTCCCCATCTTGTAGTTTATATAATTGTTGATAAAGGTTGTCGGTTTCTTTTTCTAACCCATAATGTTTTATAAACATTTTTTCTAATTCAATTGCTTTTGATTTTGGTATATTTCTATATATACTTTCAATACCTATATCATCTAAGTCTTCAGTCATTAATAAAGAAAATGCTTCAAATTTTGGTGAAGGAATAATATCATATTCTTTAGATAATTTTTTTACATGTTTATCTATAAAATTTGCTGAATCGTAAACTTTAGTCTCACTTTGTTTTATTTTTTTTATTAAAGGTTCATAGTTTATATTATTTGTTTCAGTTATTAATCTTAATTCATTTGGTGTTGTAGAGTATAAAGTATTATCAATATCATCAAACGCAGGATTAAAAGTATCATCTATTAAATATTTACCTTCTTTTTTTAATTTAGCTATTCTTTTCTTTTCTAATTCATCTAATTCAAATCCTCTATTTAAAAATTTTAATCCTTTAAAT